AATATTTTGTGTCCTTACCTCGAAAAATATGTAAATGAACGAGACGAACTAATTAAAAATGGTAATACATCAAAAGAACAAGTATTGTGTATGTTGAATAAAAAGAACAAATTAAAAAATTATGTATCACCATTTAATGAAGCATTTGATGTTGAAATTAAACAAATTCAGAAAACATTAATGAGTAACGAAATGTATAAACGACAATTGGAGGACACATCACATTCTAAAAATGCAGTCGGAACTTTTATGTATAATATTGGTGCGACTTATGAAACAATTATTTTACAACATTTAATTCAATTTTTTAAAGACAAAAATATACAAATTGGAGTTCTTATGTTTGACGGCTTAATGGTATATGGTGATATAAGTGAGGGTATATGTATTGAAATGGGTGAATACATTAAACGTGTAATGGGATTTGATTTAAAATATAAAATTAAACCATTAAAAATGGGTGAATTAGTTATTCCTGATGATTGGACTTCAACAGACCATGAGCAAATATACAGAGACATGAAAGAGAAATATGAGAATGATTATAAATTATCATTTATTCGTGCATCAACAATGTATTCATACAAAATTGGTAATGAAATCAAGTTTTATTCATTGAGTGATATACATCGCCAATTTGATAATGTTATTATTGGTAAGAATAATTTTTTTGATTTATGGAATAAAGATGAAGATAAACTAACTTATGATGATATTGGAGTATTTCCACACGATACTGTATGTCCTGATGGGATACTTAATTTATGGACTGGGTTTTTTGTTGAAAAATATGAAAATCCTCAAATAGTAGATACATCACCAATTTATACTCATTTGCGTCATTTATTCGATGAAGTAGAAGTTAATTTTATCTTATTATGGATTTCAAACATGTTTCAGTTTCCGTCATCTCGTTCTATAATGCTATGTATAAATGGTGACCAAGGGACTGGGAAGACTTGTTTTGTTGAGTTTTTAAATAATATTATTGGTGGAGATAAGGTTATTTCAGTTACTAACCCTGAGACTGAATTATTTGGTAATTTTAACGGGCATTTATCCAATAAAGTTTTAATTAATTTAAATGAAGTAAGTCGTAAAAATATGTGTGCATTTTATGATGCAATTAAACCTCTCATTACAGAAAAAACTATTAAAATACATAATAAAGGATTGAAAGCATATACTGAACAGAACTTGGGACGTTATATTTTAACAACGAATAATGACATGGTAATGGATATTAAAGAAAATGATAGACGTTATTTTCCTTGTGAAACTAAAAATATATTACGTGGTAATACTGAATATTTTAATAATTTTTATAGATGTATTAATGATAAAAATATACAATATAGTTTTTTTAAAGAAATGATGGGCTATCCAACAAGACGAACTATTACTATTAAAGATATTCCTGTTACTGAAACAATGCATAAGGCATATGAATACAACAGAGACAACATTGAAGAATATGCATTGCAGTTTATAGGTGAGAAACATGCACAAGAGAATTATATTGACTTTAAAATATGGTGTGGACAACAAGGAATTAAATGTGAAAATATTACAAGAAAATCATTTGAAATGAAGTTTATTAAATATATAGAAAAATATAATATACAGAAAATTAATTGCAATTATATCGAAGAAGGACAACGAATTACTGTTAAATATACAAAGGGACTTTTATTAAAATGAGAGATGGACGAATTAGATTATTTCATTTTTTGGAGGTCATGTCAAGGTCATGTCGAGGTCATGTCAAAGGTCATGTCAATACATTTCTTATCATTTATCATAACAAATAAATAATAATAAAAATAATTTGTTACTGTTGACATCACTGACATCACCTTTTTCGTCAAATTGCTATAAAATCGACCGTCAAAAAAAGATATACTTTGCTCTTTTACTTTTCTATTTCTATGGCGAATTAAAAAAGGGGTTGAGGTCATGTAGGTGATGTTTTAGGAAAAAAAGAATATAAATCGTAATAATATTATATAATTTAGGAAAAAATCTATATAAAAATAATATAATTATATAATATAATGGGAGAAGATGAGTATAGCGACTTCATGACTGCATTCCGTGAAATGGTTCATAATAAGGTATTAAATCAATTAGAATGGGCATACAAGTCAGCAGGACAGCAATTTCAAGAGGATAATTGGAAAGACCAACTTATATGTAATTATGACGCAAACCAATATGACGAAAAAGAAATACAAGAAATATTAGGGGATAATTCCATGGAAAATATGAATGAAGCCGTACATTACATGTATGAGAGTGGGTATAAAACATTTCATAATCCGTTATATTATTTTTGGCGTGAATTCGAAAGGCAAATATGCATTGATATGGTAAACGAAGGCATATTTGAAACAGAAATTAATACAATTAAAAATAAAATGATGGTTTAAATAAAGAATATAAAAATAAAATATTAAATATAATTATGTATCGTTGGCGAAGTGGTCTAACGCATTCCGCTTAAGACGGAACATTCAAGGGTTCAAATCCCTTACGATACACCAAGTCCTTATAGCATATGTTGTTAATGCACCTGAATACATACCATAATATTATTTAGGGGAATTAGGTTAAAATCCTAATAAGGATACTTGCTTCCATAGTTCAGATGGTTAGAACGCTTGACTGTTAATCAAGAGGTCGTTGGTTCAAATCCAACTGGAAGCGTGATTGTGTCGTATAATGGTCATTACTTTGGGCTTTGAACCCAACAATAGCGGTTCAATTCCGCTCACAATCCTAACAATTCAACAATCGATAAATAATATAATAAATTATCTACTAATAAATACAAGTCCCATTCTTCGTCTAATGTCATTATATATTATAAGTATAATTATTTTAGAATAAAATACTCATAATATATAAATGTTACAAATATATAAATCTCCAAGACCTGCAAAACGATTTATGGCAATATATAACGATCGAAAATATTATTTTGGAAGTCCGAGTGCATTTACATATATTGATGGAGCGAGTGAAAAAACAAAAGAAAATTACTGGAAACGACACATGGCAAATAAAACGGAAAAACAAAGAATACTTAATTTAATAATGTCTCCTTCATTGCTATCTGCTTATGTATTATGGGGTGATAATAGAGATATCATCGATAATATTAAAGATTTAGAAATTTTATTAGAAGGAACATAATTATTTAGGTTTAAATGGTGGTAAGTTTTTTTTACTCTTAATTTTTTGTTTTAGTTTAATTTGTTCTTTCAGATTTTTAGGGTCTATTTCTTGCACAGTTAATGGTGTCTTTTTATTAACTCGTTTTGTAGGACGGTATACAGGATATTGCTTATTTCCAACGTCTGCCCATTTTTCCTTGTGCCATCGTGTGAGACCTTCTGTCGTCTTTTTTCCACTATATTTTCCACCTAAATCAGAGTACGCACGTACTATGTATGATGATTTAAATGCACTTGGGACAGAATATATTGCATCTGCCATGCGTTTGACCTTTTCATACAATTCTTTATTTAATGGTTCGTTCATATATATTTATATATAATAATTAAAATTTATAATTCATGATAATTAACTCTTTTCTATATTTTTTTAAATTTGGCATTTTATAAGACCATGTGTTAGGAACATTTATTTTTTTAATATTATAACCTTTGAATAATTTACGAATATATGGGCTATTATTTAGAGTAAGCATAAATGTACCTTTTATAGCATCACATATTTGTCTTAATTCTTCAAAATTAAAAGTATTTGAACCTTCAGCGTAACCAAATGAAGAACTCGTATTTTCATAAGGTGGGTCTAAAAAAAAGAATGTATCTTTACTATCATATTGAGATATAACTTTTTTATAATCTTCATTTAATAATGTAGCATTTTGTAATTTCTGTTTATATATTTCAATATTATTACAAATTTTTAATGGGTTTGAAGCACGATATATAATTTTAGTGACTGGTCTTCCACTGAAACCATTAGAACCATATATTTTATGATGTATTAGTTTATCTTCTATGGTTGATATTTTTTTATTAAAATAAAAATCTGTAATTTTTTCAATTGTATCAAAGTCTTCAAGATTTTTATTACATAATTTTTTTACATTAACCCTTTTTATTAATTTTAAACCATTTATAGTTTTATTATCTAAATCATTTAGTATTGACGGAACTTCATCTTTATTAAAAAATACTGCTCCTGAACCTACAAATGGTTCTACATATAATTTATGTTTAGGTATTAATGCTAATATAGTCTCCATGATAGGCATTTTATTACCTTGTCTTGAAAATGGTGGTTTAGGCATATATATTTATGAAATATTTATTTTTTAATTTCTTGTATTTTATGAAATATTATTTTTAATAGACTACAAGACAAAAATAAAGTATAGTGTATAGTATAATTAAAAATCCTTTCTAATCTATAAAATAAATAATTTCATTAATTACAATTTAATATTAATAATTAATTTCATAATTAAATATATATGAAAGAGAGAATAAGTTATATGATAGTAGGGATATATGGTATGGGTTTGTTATCATTATTTGTAAGTCAATCTAAAAAACAGATACAATACAATCCTATAAAAAATAAATGGTTATAAATAAAATATAATTATTATATATAATGCCGTATGAATTAAAAAAGGTTAGCCCTCGTCTCTACGAAGTATTTAACAGTGAAACAGGTAAGATACATGCAAAACACAGTTCATTAAAAAATGCAAAGGCACAGATGCGTTTATTGCATATGGTAGGTGGTGCAATCTCAGGAAAAGAGGTTAAAAAATTTGTTTCTGCATCTTACGAAAAAGGTAAGGGAGATACTAAAAAAATTGGTAATTATAAATTAGATAAATCCCTTTCAAGTAATAAAGTAAAAGTTTATGCAAATCCTGAAGGTAAAGCGATTATTGCAAACCGTGGAACAACAGGAACTGCAAGTGATTGGTCTAATAATTTAATTTATGGAACATTAGGAGCAGATGCATACAAAAAAACAGATAGATATAAACAAGCAAAGAAAACACAAAAAGCGGTTTTAGATAAATACGGCAAAGAAAACACAACAAATATTGCACACAGTCAATCAGGTATTATAGCAAGAGAATTAAACAAAGAGGGTTTAGTAAATAAATCAATTATGGTAAATCCTGCATCAAAAGGAGAGAAAGTAAAGAAGAATGAACAGGTAATTAAATCTAGCCTTGACCCTGTAAGTGTACTTGTCCCAACTTCGAAACAAAAAGGAAAAGTTAATGTAATTAAAGCAAAATCATTTAACCCATTGGCACAACATTCTGCTGATATTATACGTAAAAAAGATGCATCCAAGATGTTTGGTTTAGGTGAATTAGTTCATATAGATATAAACTCGCATAATGGAAAGAATTACAAAATGGAAGGTGGAGGATTTGTTCCTCATTATTACCAACTTGAAGAAATACCTCGTAGATATATGTAGATTAAAATATGGATATATAATAATGAGAGTTTTAGAATTATTCAGTGGAACTCACAGTGTAGGTAAAATATGTAATGAAAAAGGGTGGGATGTCGTGTCACTCGATCTAAAAAATGCAGATATTAATCAAAATATTTTAGAATGGGATTATACAATTTATCCTGTTGGTCATTTTAATATTATATGGGCAAGTCCTCCGTGTGATACATTTAGTGTATTAAGGAAATCTTGGGTTGGTCGTAAATTAAAATGTCATAATGGTTTAGTATGTACGCATGAATTATTGCAAAAAGACATAGATGACATAGGATTACCAATATTAAGGAAAACAGAAGAAATAATTAATTATTTTAAACCAAAATATTATTTTATAGAAAATCCACAAACAGGATTAATGAAAAATTATATGACACATCACAAACATTACGACGTAGATTACTGCATGTATAGTGATTTTGGTTATAAAAAAAGAACTCGTATATGGACTAATTTAGAAGATTTTGAACCTAAATTATGTAATGGTAATTGTGGTAATATCGTCGAAGATAAGAAAAATAAAATACATCGTAATAATTTTGGATGTTCAAAAATGATAGAAATAAATGGAACTCTTATTAAAGTAAAAAATAAAGAAGATAGAGAAAAATACAGAAATAATAAAAATATTAAACTTGAACTAACTAATAAATATAATAATACAAATGAAGGATATAGGATACCATTTAAACTAATAAAAAGTTTATTTGAAAAAATACAATAAATTAGATTATAATTAAAATCATAATTAGTATAATAAGATAAAATTAATATCTTACTATATACTATAATGTCCCAATTAAACGAAAGACAAAATCAAGCAAGTAGCTCCCATATTTATTATGATGTATGCGTGTCTAATTTACAAAGTACAACAATAAGTCCAAAAATATTTCAATATAATGATACACGTACAGTGCCATTTATCAAAAACCCTGAAGATTATGTAATGTCCATTGTTCGTTTTACTTTAGACACGAATTCGTTACCAGTCTTTATTCCACAAATACAAACAGACCAAGCAGACAGAGATTTAACTATTTATTCTATCACATTAGCATATAATGGGTATGAAAAACAAGTTTTTGTAGATTGGAACCCACAATTAGTAACCGCACCACTAGCACCTCCACCAAGTCAAACAGTTAATAAGCAACAATACAATCAAGATGGATATTATAATTGTTATTCATATTCTTGGTTTATAGAGAGAGTATATCAAGCATTTGTCGTTGCATTTGAGGATTTAGTAGCAAATGCAGGAGTACCACCCCCACCAGTGGTACAGGGTGATGTAGGAACATTTCCACCAGTATTATCATGGGATGCAACCACAAATTCCGCAACATTATTTGCTGACAGTGAGTGGTATGCCGTAAATGATGTGTATGGAAATGGTGTTATTGAAATTTTCATGAATGCTCCATTGTTTGCATTATTTAGTACATTTCCTGCAACATTTCGAGGTTATGAAGGTGTAACAAATGGCAAAAATTATAAACTTCCTTTAGTAGATATTGGAGGAACAAATTGCACTCAAATTATTCCACCAGGTCAACAAGTCCCTGTTGCTCCTAACTCTTATCTTTCATGGAGGGCGATTACATGGACACAAGAACAAAGCACAATTGCAAATTGGTCTGCCATTTTATCGATCGTATTTACAAGTAATACATTACCAATTGACCCCGCCCAAAATTCAACACCTTTGGTTTTTAGTAATGGATTACAAGTTTCTTTAGGAGGAAATAATAGTGATTTGGCAAATGTTATTACTGATATTGTCAGTGTAGATGGTAATTATCGCCCAAATTTGGTATATAATCCTTCTGCTGAATATCGCAGAATTGCATTAAAAGGAAATCGTCCATTGTATAATTTAGACATAAATATTTTTTATAAATTAAGGACAGGAGAGTTAGTTCCTTTCAGATTATTGAGTAATGAAAGTATGACAATGAAAATATTATTCGAAAAAAAAGAAAATAAATAAAATAAATATATAAATTTTTTATCTTTTACTATTATATAATGGCAACTGACTTCAAGACTTGTTTAAGCAAAGACCCAACAATCGCAGATATTACTGATGATTTAGTATATGCTGTTAAATCAGGTGCTTCATCCACCACTTATCAGGCATTTCCTTCTACTTCCGCAACAAATAGTGTAGTAGTCTTTAACATTCAAATTCCAAGTGAGAACATCATTGTTGGACGTGATGCTTTAATCCAAGTTCCTCTTCAATTTACTCTAACTTTTTCTAATGTACCTGTTGGTGAGACTGCTGTCGCATGGGGTCAGACCGCATCCCTTCAGGCATTTCCATTTGCGTCGTGTTTAACAACTGCCACGGCTACTATTAACAATACCACAACCAGTGTCAACCTTCAGGACATCCTCCCTCAGTTACTATGTCTCAATTCTAATCGTGAGTTATACCGTTACAATGGCATGACCCCAACCCTTCCTGACCAAAATTGGGGTGCTTATGCTGATAGTTTTGGTGCTAACTCGTCGCCTCTTGCATCGTACTACAATCAGTCATATGACAATGACCAGTTGCCTCGTGGTGCTTTTCCTTGCTTTGTCCAAGTCGACCGTTTAGTAAATGGTGTATTTGTAGACCATTCTAACATATCCACAGGTGTTGCAGGTGAGACCTTTAGGGCAATTGTATTTACTTCCGTCTGCGAGCCCCTTTTCATATCGCCATTTACATACGGTGACCCTGTTCGTAATCGTCAAGGTATGGCAGGAATTAACAACATGTCTTTTACCCTTAATGTAAATTCTACCCTTAATCGTTTAGCATCTTGCATTGTCCCTGCAGGTGCATCTGTTGCAATCTCTGCGGGTGTTCCTGCTCAGGCAGATGTCGCTCTACCTGAGCAATGGTCTGCTGACAGTCAGTTATTCCGCAATGCCTATGCATCCCCTGCCATTGTGACTTCGTCGTCAGGTGGCCCCACAATTCGTCTTCGTTTGTTATCGTCCCAACCAAGCGACCGTCTTGAACCTCGTAATGTAGTCCCATATTTCGACCTTCCTCGTTACCTCACATCTAACGCAAATAATCTAAATCTTGGGTCTCGTCAAACCCGTTCTATTTCGTCGCAGTCGATACAGTTATCTCAGTTACCTGATTATTTCATTATTGTTGCTCGTAAACCAGTTGTAGACCAAACTGTAGGTGATACTTCGTCGTTCTTAAGTATTCGTAACATTAGCATCAATCTTAACAATCAGTCGGGTCTCCTCTCGTCTGCATCTACTCAGGATTTATGGCGTATGTCTGTTAAGAATGGGTCGCAACAGGCATGGCCCCAGTTCTCAGGTGAGGCATTTGTTTATTCACAGGCAGGAAATGGTGCATTTGTCCCAACTACAGGTTCTATGTTCATGGTCTCGCCTACTGATTTGTCTCTTCCTGATTACCTCACAAGTGGTTCGCTTGGTGCATTCCAACTCCAGTTCCAAGTTTCCGTATACAATCAGTTTGATGAGACCGTTCCTAATGTTGAGTTATGCGTTATCGCATGTAATTCAGGCATATTTGTTCTTCAACAGGGTACTGCCAATGTTTACACAGGCATTCTTACACGAGAGGCAGTTCTTAAGGCAAAAGAACAGAAACCTGTTGATGATGAAGACCGCATGATTGGTGGTGCTAATTTCTTGAATAGTTCTATGGCAAAACATAAGCGTCACGTAAAGCATATGTCTGCAGGTGCTATGTCAGGTGGTGCTGTGTCCGCAGGTGCAAGACCTGCTATGTCCCGTCTCCACGGTATGTATTAATTATGAAATCAATTATAAATAATTAATTGTAATTTATGAAATAAATAATTTCATAAACTATACGATCGAAAAATAAAGGTGTAGTAATATTAAATTAAATCCCTTTTAGTTTATGAAAAATATTCTTTTAGAAAATACAATTAAATAATAATAATTAAAATCATAAATAAAAAATATGAATAATAAAAATATTATATTTGTCTATAATATAATGCCAGCCCAGTCGATTTCGTTAAACAATGCATACAATGACAAACTTCGTAAAATGTTATATGATTTAGAACACGTTGATATTATTAATCATCAACCTGAAATGTTAGGTGGTGGGTCGCATGAATACCAACGCCATTTACTACCAGGCAATAGTGGGCAGTATCCTCCTATTCATATGTTAGCAGAACAAAAGGCAATGGGTGGTGCTTTACTTATGGAACGCCCAGTTGGTGGTGCAATGCCTAAGAAACGAGTAAAAAAGGCAGTAAAGGAAGCAGTAAAGAAGGCAGTAAAAAAAGCAGTAAAGGAAGAAATGAAAGAAGAAAGTTCAAGTGATGAAGAAAAAATGGGCGGTAAAGTAAACCGTATGCGTAAAGCAAAGAAATGGACTGATTACGCAGAAGACACTGCCAAGAAGGCATTAGGTTTAGCAGATATGGCAAAAACCATGGCAGGTGCAAAACCCAAAAAAGTAAATGCACGAGCCGTTGTTGTAAAAAAGGTAATGGCAGATAAGGGTATGTCCATGATTGAAGCAAGTAAATTTGTAAAAGCAAATGGTTTATACAAACCTAAATAAATAAAGTAATCAAGTAAATACATCAAGTAAATATGTGTTATTCCATGTGGATTAATGATTATAAAACCTAACTACAACATAAACAAATCATTAAAAATATTCAAAATATTTATAACACAAATAAAATATTATTACTATATATAAATGCCAGTATTTTTACAACCACACCCATTTGAATTTAGAACATTTTACAATGTAAATAAAGAAGTTGCAAAGAGACAAATGAAAAAACATGCAGTAAGTGGATATATTGGAACACCACAAGGAGACAGTGAGACATTCGATAAAATAAATGAACTATTAGACAGTCTTGACACGCAATTAGCATCATATTACCCATCTGTAAATGAAGCATTTTCTAATGATTTTACAACTGACCCATTTAACCCAAATAAATTATATAACACATTAGAAAATGTAAAAAAACAAGTTGCAAAAAAAACATTTAAATTAACTGCATTACCACAAGATGATATAGATACTATATTAGGACATATTGACACATTAACTAATTTTAAAAATATTGTCGAAAATGATATGGATACAATAGTTGAAATGATAAATCGTCCTGCTCCTAATAATTTAGACCCTGATACAGCAAAAGCAACAAATGATATATTAACTAATATACGGTTTGATGTAGGAGAAATTATTACCACATTACGCACAAAAATAACTGCATATAATAGTGGGTCAACCCAAAATCCTGAATTAGTAGGAGGATACAATTTAGATAAACCATTAAGATATTGTTCTATGTATCAAGGAAACCCAACTATTTAATTATGAAATTAATTATAAATATTAAATTGTAATTTATGAAATTATTTATTTCATAAACTATAAAAATTAATCAGTAGAATTTATAATCCATGCCTCATTTTCAGATAAACACATCATAGGATATGTTTTTAAAATAGTAACCCAACGACTATTTACTTTCTTTAATTTTTTAATTTGATTTTTATCAATTCCTAAATAACCATCTAATAAATATTTAGATGTCTTACCACCCAAATTTTTAGGAAATAATGTAATAGAAGTGCATTCATTTAATATTCGTTTAGTATCAAGCCCCATGGTTGCATTATGACTTGTAAAAATAACACTTGTATTAAAATGGCGACCAATTTCAAGCATTTCATTTAAAAGTTTAAATACTTTTGTTTTAATTATTTTATTCGAAATGACATCAATATCGTCATAAATACATAATGTATCTTTAAAATCAACTGCCCCAATATCACTCGATAAAAAGGGTTCTTCTTTAATTTTAATTCGTTTTAAATATTTGAGTTTGTCTAATGTCTCGTCATCTGCTAAACTACTAAATACAAATACATTTCGTTTAGGATA